CTATGTGGTATTCCTCTCCATTCAAATAAATAGTATTATTTACTTTCTTGTGTTCGATTTCATCTATGTCAATTTGCTCTAAACTATTAACAATACTATTAAACTCTGAAATTCTTATTTTAGAAGCTTCCTCATATGTTATGTCTTTTAGTGCTGCAACAACATATATGTTTTTCTCTAAAACACTTAAATTGTCATCTATCTGTCTTAATAATTGATATTGTCCGACTCTTATATTATACAACGGTGTATGTTCCATATCCTTTCTTACTAAATTTATGCATTATTAAATATCTCAAAGCGTCTATTGCGTGATTGTATTGATCAATAGGTACGTTAAGACTATCTCCATTTTTATTTACTTTCCATTTATATTGTTCTAACTCTTTTATCAAATGCTTACTTGACGAATGTACGTTAATTGCATAACCTTTCAAAAGATTAATTCCAAACATCACACTATCCTTACCCTTTTTTACTCCGTCTATTGTCCATCCGTAGCGTCTAAGCTCCTCTATACTTTTAGGCTCTGCTGAATCTGCTACTATTAAACTGCCTTTACTAACTCCTAATCCTAACATCCTATCCCCTATATCTTTATTAGTCAAACCAGTTTCATAAATTAACTCTTTAACATATAGCTCTCCGTCTTGCATTCTTACCTCTATTAAACTTGTTGGGTCATTCGTAAAACCAAAGTCAATTCCATATCCTATTAGCTTCTTGTCATTAAACCCCTCATTTAATATATACCATTTTTTGAAAATAAGCCCCTCTATGCGACCAGTAATCCCTCTGGCATATACTTTCCATAGGTCTAAATCTTTGCTTTTAAGGGCTTCTATCTTCTCTCTAATCTTATCACTTAGGAAAGGATTATGTCTGTGGTCTGATATTATTAGCTCAGCATTTGGTAAGGGTATTACTTTGTCGTGTACCCAAAAACTTGTATCTGGGTTATAATCAATATAGACTTGCTTACGAGTTCTAAGGCTTAATTGCTCAAATATATTGTAGGGTATACCATTTGCCTCGTTAACAAATAAATAATCCCTTTTACCAGACTTTGCATCTTGATCATTATCATAACTATTAAACTCAATTATAGATCCATTACGAAAACTAAATACTCTGTCTGATCTATTGTAGAATGTTACTTGTTGTTTTATAGCCTCATCTCCATTATGTATATCTATCGCATCTCTTAAAGCCCCTACCTTTAAATTAGGTATATCTTGACCAACTACCGTAATAATACAAACCTCCGAGATAGCCTTAGCAAACAATACTTGCAAAATAGCGTAAGTCTTACCAGAAGATGTACCACCTTGATTAACTACTATATCAGCGTTTGAAATAAAGTTCTGGCGATATAGAGCAGAGGTACTAATCAACTATGTCCTTTTCATTAGACGCTAATGGTACGCCAGTATCTATTATGTTAATATCTAAACTCTTGTAGGTAGTCTCTTGCTGTATCTCTTGACGCTCAATGTAGCCTCGTTTTTTGCCTTTGGTCTTTAGATAGAAAATAGTACCAGCAGTATTACCTTTTTTAATTTGTTTATGTAGTTGGCTCTCGGCAAAGTCCAAAGCAATATCTTCAACGCTTTCAACTTCTCTCTTATATTCCTCGTCAGTCTTTAGCCACTCGTAATGAGTTGACCTATTTATACCTACTATCTTACAAGCAGAGGTTACCACTCCTAATGACTTTTCTAAGGCTTGTATCATTGCCTTTTTAGTTGTTGGATTTTGTTGGGTCATTTTTGTACTACTTCATAAAGTTTGCCGTTAATCTTTATATCTAAGCTGCTATCAAGTTTACTCATTCTATCTATAATAAGTTGACAATATTTAGGGTCTAATTCCATACCATAACATTTACGATTAAGTTGATGTGCTGCTACCATAGTTGAACCAGATCCTAAAAATGTATCAAATACAATATTTGTTTTTTTACTACTATTAGAAATGGCTTTATGTGGAACGCCTATTGGTTTTGGAGTTTTGTGTTTTGTTTTTCTATCAACATCTATCTCCCATACATCGCTTTGAGAGTTATCGCCATAAAATGGAGAGTTATTTTCTTTTGTAGCATATACTATAAACTCGTGTTGAAATCTATATCTTTTACCTAAACCCCACATATTTTTCTTCCAAACAATGCAATGTTTTAAAATATAACCACAAGTTTCAATTTGCTTTTTAACTCTATCGTATATTCTATAATCACAACATATATAAACTGAATGACTATTATATTGTTTAAATACATCTAATAAAAATTGGTCAAAGTCTTTCCATTCCATATTATCATTAGCAAACCACTCATTTGGATTAAGTCTTGTTTCTGAGTTTGCCTCATTTTTATTCCAACTTTTTAAAGCATTATATGGAGGGTCAGTAAAAACCATATCAGCCTTTTCTCCATTCATTAGCTTAGCCACTTGGTCGCTATCCGTACTATCTCCACATAATAACCTATGCTCTCCTATTTCTATAAGATCGCCTAAGACTACATCTACTTGAATATCGTCTGGCTGCTCGTAGTCATCTTCCTCAGCTTCCAACTCAGTAGCATCGTCAAAAGGAAATCCCTCTAAACCCCAATCTGCCAACTCATCAGCATCCCACTCATTAGCTAACATCTCCCAGTCGTGTTCTCCGAAGCCTACGTTATCAGCAATAATAAATCTTCTTGCTTCTTCGTCTGTTAAGTCATCTGCTCTTTTTACCCACTCGTCTGGTAGCTCAGTATAGCCTAATTCTTTTAATGCTTTTAGACGCATATTACCTCCTAAGACTATATTATCCTGGTTTATAACCATAGGACGCAAAGCCATCATTTTAGGAAACTCTTTAATAGATTTCTTTAACTTCTCAAATCTCTCGTCTTTTATTATACGAGGGTTGTTTGGATTGCTTTTAATATCTTTTAATTTCATTTAAAATATTTATTATATAATTTAACAACGTGCTTGTAGATGCATTTACCACAGCTTACATCTGGTCTAAATCTAAAGTCCTCTTGGCATAGTTCAATAAATTCATTATAAAATTTAGGATCAAGTCTGCCTCCTTTCATATTGTAGATTGCTCTTACTCTTTTTTCTAACTCTTCACTCATAATGATTGTAACCTTTTTTCGTTTTCTTTTGCTAAATCGTGCTTAATTGCAACATCTTCTTTGAGCTTTAAGCCTAAATCTACTTGCATTGTATGATTACCTTTAATCTTTTTAATTGCAGAAGCCCAATCATTATTATATACCTTTAAGCTATTTTTATTTGTTGCAAGTAATGTGTAAGGGTCTATTGCCGATACCATTACTGGCTTTGCAAAGTGTCCAGCCTCAATCATTTTAAGCTCAGATTTACAGCTATTAAAAGTATTTTCTTGTAGAGGTATAACACATATTCCACAATCTTGATAATCCTTAGCATATTCTTGTATATCGCTAATCTGTACCTTAATTCCTTTCATACGTTTTGGCAACTTAGGAGTTTTAGCAAAAAAAGTTTCATTATCAAAAGCACTACCTAATAACTTTAAATCTCTCAAGTGTGTACTACCACCAGAATAAAAGAAAGTATCAAAGTCTAAGGTTAAGTCCTCGTAAGCGTATTGCTTTTCTAAAGGGTCTAAAGCATTCTTAATTATAACTATGTTTTTATTGTATGGTCTGATCTTATCTGCAAGTATCGGAGTAGTTGTCCATATTAAATCAGCAAGTTTTAAGTTTTTAATTACGCATTTTGTAAGATTAGTCTTTTCATAATAGTAGCTCATAGGATGCTTTTTGTTTAGCTCCCAATAATCGTCTACATCGCAAATCACTTTAATACCCTTAGCCTTTAGTTTTAAATAAGTTTCCTCTGGCTGCATAAGCCCAGAGATATTCCTATTGTAAACAACGTGAGTAACACCCTCAAGGTTATTAAAAAACTCATCGTCCTTATTTAAAAGCACTACTATTTCTATACCGTAATCTCGTTTCATCTTTGCAAACGGCATTAATAATCTATGATAGCTAACTCCGTTTATGTTTCGGATAATTACTGCTATCTTAATCTTATTCTCATACATAATCTTAAATTGTTTTTTGGCTTTTATGTAGTCATCTCTTAGCGTTCTATAACCGATTGACGCACCTTTATGTATTTGCGTTAAGGTCTCGCCATTACTTATGGCTCTTAGAATATTAGCATAATAGTGATTCATTCTGTTGAGGACTTCCTCAACTTCTTGATGCTCTGAGTTTTCGTTATCAAAGTAAGGGTCTTGCTTTTTGCATTTTTTTAGATATTGGTTACGCATAACCATAGCAAAATATCCCTTTAAGTTTTCAAGTGGTGGTTTAGACAAACATATTTCAAAAGCAATAGAGATTAGCTCCTCTGCTTCTACCTTGTTACCAGTTAGCTTTAGAGCATAATCTCTTATACTTGAATCAAAATATATGTCTTCTAATTTCAAAAGGGTAGACTTTCCTCTGAGGTAGCCATTACCTTTTTAGCTTCTGGCTTCCAAGTGTCAAGCTCAACATATGGCTTTCCACTTTTACCTACATTTACTTTTAAGTTAACCCAGCCTTTATCTTGGTGTTTTTGAATAAAGGCAATAGCATCGTCTGCTTTTAAGCTCATACTACCTACTACCCACTCTGGTGAATTAGGATTCATCTTAAACATAAATCCGTCTGCAAATACTTTTTCTTGTTTGTTCATAATTATTTATTTTCGTTTATTATCATTGACAAAAGTACAGCATAATTAGCTAAATCTAAAACGCTATCTTCTATACTTTCATTGTTTGGTTCTTTATCTGTATTGATCAAAACTCCTAATCTTGCAACTTTAGTAGCGATTAAATTTAAGCAATTAGTTCTTGCATCTCCTCCAGCTATTGCCCCAGCTAATTTAAAATTAGATAACCTATCTTCATTTGCATAGTCATCACCTTTACTAAATAATGTTTTTCGCATCTCTCCAGTCATATAACCAAAGTGTGCCATTTGTTCTTTTTTAGTCATTTATTTCTTTGTTTAATTTTATGTCTTGTAATTTCCATTCGTGTCGTCTTGCGTGTGGTATTTTATGCCTTGTCATTAAACGATTAAATAGCACATCTTTCTCAGCTATATTGCCATAGACCTCTTCGCTAATTACTTTCTTTGCTCTTATTGCAGTAACTTGATATAATCCTTTCATAAATTGTCGTGCTTTCTGTGGCATTCACGACACCTTACTTTAATATTATTTACATCCCAAGCAAGTTCAGTTCGTCTTGTCTTTTGAGCTTCGTCTACTGAAATAGTATGAGAGCAATCTAATATTACTCCATTAGATTTTAGGCAGTCGCTACAAAAATTATATCCGTACTCCCAAAATTGTTCACTTAGAGCGTTTGCCTTTGCTTCGTGTATCCTTCTATCTATGACGCTCTTTGCTACTCGTTCATCATCTGATGTATAGTAGTGGTTCATATTGTATGCAAAATTATACATATTGTTTAAAATTCTTTTAATTTTTTATCAACATTGATTTTATTTTGTAAGTTATCTATATGATTTTCAAGCATTTGAATCTTCTGCAACTGCTTTGTAAACTTATCATAAAACTCATAATTCTGCTTCTCTAAATAACAAGTATAATACATTAAACTATTAAGCTTATCAACGCTATTTTGTTTATTTTTATTTAATGGCTGCTTCATTAATTTAAGCTCTATGCTTGATATTACTTGCCTTGCCTCTTCAATTATTTTACTATCGTTAAAAGTTGTTATCTTCATTAGGTATTAATGGTTTTATGTGTTCATTTAATATTTCTTCATTTCCATAGGCGTAGGTCTTTTTATTATATACTGGGTCAAATTGATAAAATCTTTGCTTTGCCCAATCCATACTTAACATAACCTCACCAAGTTGTCCATAGTGTTTAGGTTTTACTTTGTCTACATTTATAATATATGGCTCGTGATTTTCTTTACCATTCTTATGCACTACAACAATATTTCTACCATTGTTATTCCATTCACTACCTCCCATAAGATCATAAACGCTTGGCTTTTTTACAGTTCCATCCTTAACTTGTTTAGGGTCTGGATTTTTAGGGTGTATTATTATAAAAGAGTGCATCTTATTAATCTCCATAAAGCGATTACGAATTGACAAAATCTTGCGTAAATATTCTGGTTTGGTTGGTTCTCCTTTATGTGCTAAATAATTCCAAGAATCTATACACGCTGAATTACAATCATTCTCCTTAGCATAATTCCAAAACGCTTCTGGCTCAATGCTATGTTCTGCTGATATAAACTTAAACCTATCAAGTAATTGACTTGAATGCTTACTTATTTCTTTCTCTGTTATTGTATTAGGATAACCCTTAGTAAAAGTTTTTCCAGTCATTTTGTGAAGTAGGTTGGATATTACCTCCGTATCACTTCCGTCATCAGGCATATAAACGCAATGCCTCCAATTATGATTAACCGTTAAACCCATAATTATCTCTTTTAAAAATAATGACTTACCATAAAATGGATATCCAGTTATATCTGTACAACCTCCCTTAACAAATGTTAATTGCTCATCAAAATTATTTAGCCCTACATTGCTGCCTTCTGGTATTCCGTTTTTATGTAATTCAAATAATTGCTCAAGTATATCTCCGTTAGATTTTATCATATATGTTTTCTTTTAATTTTAAAATCCGACATATTTAAAAACTTTTCTAACTTATCTGGGCGAGTAATGAATTCTAAGGTAAGAAATTTGTAATTGCTGTCTATATGAAATTGATCTTTACTTGCATTTTCTAAAGCTGTTACAATATCTGGTTTTTCAAACCCTTCTTTTAACCTTTGTCTTAATTGTTTTTTTGCTTTATCAGAAACTACCTTTGCTTTCTTTCCTAAAATTCTATTAAATATTAAAAGCAATTTTTCAAAATCAACCACATATGTATTTTCTACTTTCTCTTTTTCTTTCTCTTTCTCTTCCTGCAAGGGTACCCCTAAGCCCCCCTCTATGCCCCCCCCATAGGGGTCCTGATAGGGGTTAAGTTTTCTACCAGTAGCTGCCTCATATCCTTTGACTTGTAAATCAATAGAATGCTCTTGACTAACGTAGGCAAATTTGACCATATTAGATAATTCATTTGGTTTAATACCTTGAAATTGTCTGTCTAATAATGCCTCGATAAATTTTAGTTTGTCCTTATCATTTAGCTCATTATAAACATCATAATAGCTACGATAAAATTTGAATGCTTTGCGTTTTGTTTCTTTTTTCATTTGTTTTGTGAGGGCAAATATTAAAGATTAATACATAAAATAAAAAATATATTTTTGTAAAATGGAAATAATTTTAAATGATCTACCTAAAATATCATTAAATAAATGGTATGCAGGTATGCACTGGACAAAGCGTAAAAAGATAAAAGACAATTACACTTTAATAGTTAAAAGCCAATTTAATAAAACCCTACCAAAGACAAATACTTATAACACAGAATATCACTTCACATTTAAATCAAGAGCATTAGATGCCTCCAACTGCGTTGCTATGGTTAAGATGATTGAAGATATAATCTTTGAGAATGATAGCTATAAAATAGTAAAGAGCATACTAATTACAAGCAATAAAGGTTTAGAGGATTCAGTTAAAATAAAAGTTTATTAGGTATTATCAAATAATTGTATTATATTTGTATACATAAATACAAAACAAAATGATAAATAAAGTAAAAAAAGAAGAAGTATTAGATGCAATAGAATATTTGCATACCCAAGGTTTCGTAGAGGAAATGAC